AAATAAAGATCTGAGATTAAAATGAGATTACAACTACTCAATGCTGCACGCAAACACGCGGAAGGTATCGCTGAAGTTCATAGAACAAACATCGAAGTATATTTAAACAATCCAGCTGGAATTGGTGAACACAGTGATGTGGTAGAAGCTATCATTGAAGAGCTTGATAAACTTGCTGCAGCGGATGATAGACTTGAAATGTTAGAAAAATATTTTAAATAAATTTCACATTTTGTTGTTTACAAAATCAGCAAAATGATATATAATACTTATAACAATCAAATAAAACTAAGGAGAGTTTAATGGCAACAGCACATGTTGACACTAGGCAATTTTTGTCTGACACTAAATTTTATGAAGGTTACTCTCGATATATAGATGATGAAAATAGATATGAATCTTGGGATGAAGCTGTAGATCGTGTTATCGATATGCACGCAGAAAATTACAAAGAAAAAGGTAACGAGTTAGGTCCATATCTTGATGAAGCAAGGCAAGCATATAAAGAACAACGTGTGTTGGCAGCTCAAAGATCATTACAGTTTGGTGGTGATCAATTATTAAAACATCAAATGCGTATGTACAACTGTACATCATCATATGCAGATCGTCCAGAGTTTTTCGGTGAGGTATTCTATATCTTACTTTGTGGAGCCGGTGCTGGCTTTTCAGTACAAAAACACCACATCAATAAATTACCAAAACTTCAAGCAAGAACTAAGCAAGCAAAAGGTTACATTGTAGAAGATTCAATCGAAGGTTGGGCTTCTGCTGTTGACGTACTTATGTCTTCTTATTTTGTTGGTGGCGGTAAGCATCCTGAATTTGAAGGTCGTAGAGTATTCTTTGACCTAACTCAAATTCGACCAAAAGGCGCTAAAATTTCTGGTGGATTTAAAGCACCAGGGCCAGAAGGTTTACGCCGTTCATTAGATAAAATAGAACATTTATTACAGTCAATTGTAATTGATTCAAAAGAGCCAGTTGCTATTCGACCAATTAATGTGTATGACATTACAATGCATGCTGCTGATGCAGTATTATCAGGTGGTGTAAGAAGATCAGCAACTATTTGTCTATTTTCGCCTGATGACGAAGAAATGATGAATGCTAAAACTGGTAATTGGTTTATTGATAATCCACAACGTGGCCGTTCAAATAACTCAGCAGTTATTGTGCGTGACGAAGCAAAGAAAGAAGAATTTGCTAAACTTATGGAGTCTGTTAAATCATTTGGTGAACCCGGTTTTGTGTTTGTAGAGTCTACTGAGCACACAACAAATCCATGTGTTGAAATTGGTATGTTTCCACAGATTGATGGTAAGTCAGGTTGGCAAGGTTGTAACCTAACTGAAATCAATGGTGGCATGTGTAAGACAGAAGAAGACTTCTATAAAGCATGTCGTGCTGGTGCTATTCTTGGTACAGTACAAGCCGGTTATACTGACTTTAAATTTTTAGGTCCAACATCAAAAAAGATCTTTGACCGTGAGGCACTTCTTGGTGTATCAATTACAGGGTGGATGAATCAACCAGATATTCTATTCAATTCAAAGATCTTGGAAAAGGGAGCCAAGATTGTCAAAGAAGTTAACAAAGAAGTCGCAGCTATCATTGGAATTAATCCTGCCGCTCGCACTACTTGCGTTAAGCCTAGCGGCAATGCTTCCGTATTACTTCAAACTGCTTCCGGTATACATGCTGAACATTCCCCTATGTACATAAGAAACGTACAAATGAATAAGGAATCAGAAATCACTCAAGCCATTATGAAATCAAATCCATATATGGTAGAAGAAAGTGTATGGTCTGCAGGTGGAACTGATGTCGTAGTGTCGTTTCCAATTATTCCACACAAAGGTTCTCTTATGAAAGATGAATTACTTGGTGTGACTCATTTGGAAAAAGTTAAAATGGCTCAAAAGCATTGGGTAGTGGCTGGTACAAACGAAGAACTTTGTGCAGATAAAGGTATTCGTCATAATGTATCAAATACAATTATTGTTGATGACTGGGATGAGGTTGAATCTTATGTGTTTAAGAATCGTTATTCTTTCTCAGGCATCTCATTCTTGCCACCAACAGGTGATAAAGACTACAATCAAGCGCCAAACACTGCTGTGATTAACGCAAAGCAAATGGTAAAAGAATATGATGAGGCTGCAGTTTTTGCATCAGGTCTTGTTGTTGACGCGTTGAAAGTATATAACAACCTATGGGATGCATGTTCTACCGCACAAGGATATGGTATTGATATTTCAGTAGAAAGTTCTGAGAACTCTGCACGTGCAGACTGGAATCGTAGGTTTAAAAACTTTGCAAATAACTATCTTGATGGCAATGAAAAGAAAGCAGAACATTGTTTGAAAGATGCTTTTTTATTGCATAAGTGGAATAAAATTCAATCTAATCTGAAACCTATTGAATGGGATACAGGTTTGACTGCTAAAAAGTATACAGACGTGGATACGCTTGCTGCAGCTGCTTGTGCAGGTGGCGCATGTGAAATCGACTTCTAACGTTGAATCACCTTGTATTCAGGTATGTACACTCGATGATAACATGGTTTGTATCGGTTGCTATAGAACTCAGGACGAAATACGTGACTGGATTATAGCAACCGACGAACGCAAGTTAGAAATACTGGAGAGAATTGCCAATGAATAGATATCGAATTGAATGTCTCGAATGTGAAGACGAAATGTTCGTTGAAACAAGCGTTGATATTCCCGGTTACTGTCCACTTTGTGGTGGTGATGATATATCTGTCATTCGGCAAGAAGAAGTTCTAGAGTGGGACGAAGATGAGTAATATATATTTGTATGTGGTTATATAATAATGAGATCTTTGACGAAACTCCCGATGATTACCAAGGATTTGTCTACGTCATCACAGAACTGGATACAGATAAAAAATATATCGGTAAAAAGAACTTTTGGCGGCCTAAGATCCTACCAAAAAATAGTAGAAGAGCTAGGCGACTACGTACCAAAGTCGAATCCGACTGGCGTGACTATTATGGATCGAATAAGGAAGTTCAGACTCTGGTAGAATCAAAGGGAAAAGATAATTATAAAAGAGAAATCTTGAGGCTTTGTAAAACAAAAGGCCAGATGTCTTATTATGAAGCTAAACTACAGTTTGAGAATGATGTATTACTGAGTGATATATATTATAATGAATTTATAGGATGTAAGATACATTCGCGACATTTAAGGGATAAATAGAATTATGGCACTATACGTATATGAAGTAATTGATCAGGTGAGAAAGGCAAGATCAAAAGATAAAAAGGTCGAGCTACTCAAAAAGCATGAGAGCTGGGCACTCAAAGATATTCTACGTGGAACATTCGATTCCACTATTGCATGGAACCTTCCCGGTGGCGAACCACCTTATACGCCAAACAATGGCCACGACGCGCCAACTAATTTACTCAAAGAACATAAGAATTTTGTATACTTCGTGAAAGGATTACGAGAGTCAAATCGCCTGACTCCAGTAAAACGCGAAAGTATATTCCTCGGTTTGATAGAGGGTATTCACCCTGAGGACGCCAAGCTCGTCATTAATATGATCAACAAAGAGAAACCACAAGGAATCACTCGACCAGTAATTGAGGAGGCATTTCCAAAATTGCTGCAAGACTGATCCTGCAACAGGAGACATTAATGCCAGCATTACAACTCGAAAGACTACAAAACGACATCTCTATTATTGACGCTTACGTTGCTAAGTTGAAGAAAAGAGGGGACTTAAATCGAGTTAAAAAACTTTTGAAAAAAAGATTATTCTTAGAAGAAAGGTTAGCTGCAGTCATTTAATTGTTTACTTTTCCCCTGTTTTGTGGTATAATAATATTATATCATTGAAACAGGGGTTTTTATTATTATGAATTTATTTGTGTTACACCAAGATCCAAAAGTTGCTGCTCAAATGCAATGTGACAAACACGTTGTAAAAATGATTATTGAGTCGGCACAAATGTTATCTACTGCTCATCGTGTTCTCGATGGTACCGTACAAATTGCTCCATCAAAATCTGGTAAGACTATGCAAAAGCATTTTAGGTTATTTGAAGATCCAGAAATGGACCAGATACTCTACAAGGCTGTGCATCGTGGACATCCATGTACAATATGGACAATGGAATCATCAAGTAACTATGAATGGCATTGGAAACATTTTGATGCGCTTTGTGAAGAATATACATATAGGTATGGAAAGACTCATAAGACGAGTTATCTCAGACATCCATTGTGGACACTGCCTACAAATATTCCACATGGCAAGATGACTCCATTTAAGTTGGCAATGCAAGCAAATCCAGAATGTATGGTAGGAGATCCAGTCGAGTCTTACCGTTTATTCTATCAAACAAAACAATCACGCTTTAAAATGAGCTGGACAAAACGTGATCAACCATGGTGGTTTAAAAATGAAGTACACTGCGCTTGACAGATTGAATATGTTGAAAAAAGAAATTGAACACGCTGAAAGCTGTTTGTTGCCACAAGACACGGGCCATATCAATACAGCTATTAGTTGGATGAATACACGTGTTCGTGAATTAGAGGAAGAAATTAATGCCAATTTACACGCTACGTGATACTAAAACAAATAATGAATGGGAAGTTAATGTTTCGTATGATGAGTTACAAACGATCCTTGACGAAATGCCTGACGTTATTCGTGTTTTAAAACCAAATCAATTTATCACTCTGCATGGTAGTGTTATGAGCCGTACTGATACGGACTTCCGTAGCCATTTAAAATCAATTAAAAAGAAATATCCGGGAAGTACGGTTAACGACTAATGAGCAAAACAAAAGTATTAGCATCTGATTTATACGATATCGATCCACAAACTGGAAACCAACAAAAGGTATTCAATTTGTGGGATGAAGGTGAAAACCTTATTTTAACAGGGTCTGCTGGAACCGGTAAGACCTTTATTGCTCTTTATTTAGCTCTTGACGAATTATTAAATGAAGCGCAATATGATAAAATTATTATTGTAAGATCAGTTGTTGCTGTACGTGAGATTGGCTACCTCCCCGGTAAGTTAGAAGAAAAAACAGCGGTGTTTGAAACACCATATAAAATGATATGTGATGAGCTATTTGCCAGTACATCAGCATATAATAAGATGATAAATAGTCATCAGATACAGTTCGAGACAACATCATATATTCGTGGTAAAACATTTGATCGTGCCATTATTATTGTTGATGAAATGCAGAACTTAAACTTTCATGAACTCGATTCAATCATGACTCGAGTCGGAGAAAATTGCAGGATCATATTTGCAGGCGACTACCTACAGTCAGACTTTCGTGCAGAAGGCGAAAGAGATGGCCTTATGAAGTTTCTTAATATTATCGAAAGAATGAGCAGTTTCTCAATGGTTCAGTTTGGATGGGACGATATCGTTCGTTCAGGAATTGTTCGTGATTACATAATGACCAAAGAAATGATGGGGTTAAAATGAATAAATTCGATAAACAATTATTGGCAGGCTGGATATTCGGCTTATCAATAGTATTATGGGCAATGATTGCCGCTGCTCAAAGCGGTCCAAAATGGTCACAAAAGCCTGTTCAGTGCGCTTCACCACCTGAAGTTTTAGAAATGCTTGAAGACGAAGATATGGAACCGCTTATTCAAATGGCTGGTAATATTCTTCTTGAAGGCAACATGTATAGTGTTCCATTTGTATTCTATTACAACTTAGAAAATACAGCTTGGTATCTTATTGAGTATACCAACTTTGAACAAGCTTGTGTTGTAGGTGTTGGTGAAGGTGTTGATTTTGATATTCAAGAAACATTAGCAGAAGATGGACCACCTAAAAAAGAAGGAACTTAATTGTTTACTTTTCAGAAAAAACATGGTATAATATATTATACAATTAAAAAGGAACTATATGATGGAATTTATCCATGAAAAAATTGATATGGGATATGAAAATCTGGATCGAACAGACAGTCCTGATGGCAGGCGATATGTTACCTTGGACGGTAATGCTTATCCTTCTGTCACTACTGTACTTAGCATCTTAAACGAAGAATCAATTGCTAAATGGCGTGCACGTGTTGGTGAGGAAGAAGCCAATCGTATTGGTAACCGAGCAACTACACGCGGTACCGCCGTACATAGTCTTATTGAAAAATATTTAAAGAATGAACCAGATTGTAGAGAAGGTTTCCTTCCACATGTAGTTCAATCATTAGAAAATTTAAAACCGTTATTGGATAAACATGTCACCAAAGTCTACGCACAAGAAGTGCCATTATATTCTGATCACCTTCAACTGGCAGGAACATGTGATGCTGTGGTTGAATGGGATGGAGTCCCTACCATCGTTGATTGGAAAACAAGCAGACGTCCGAAGAAGAAAGCCAACATTGGAAATTATTTCATGCAACTCGCAGCCTACGCAGTAATGTGGGAAGAACGTACTGGTATGCCAATTCAAAACACACGTATTGTTATGGATGTAGATGACTTCCATCCAGTCATGTACAAAGAAACACGTGATGCATGGATTGATAAGCTTATTGAAACACGTGATGAGTACAATCGTAGACAGTTATTTCATTAACAGGTTCATCATTTTTTTTTACTTTTTGCTCATTTTTTTGTTTACATTCGTATTTTTTCATGGTATAATATA